CAGAAGAGCAAGATCAATACGAGATTTTTCTCCCTCACTGAAAGATTCGTAAGAGAAAATATCTCGGAATCTAGATTTAATAGTTTCCTCAAAGTTTTCATTTAGAGTAAAATTAACATAAAAATCCATACTCGTTAAATAACCATTAATAAGTTTATTCATAATTGGCAGATATTGATTTATAATTTTGGTCTTAATGCCAGTGTCCATTAATAGATTTCTTGCAACATCTACATAAAACTTATCTTCTCTTAACTTTGTAATCTGTTCTTCATTAATTTTAAGTCTTTCATTTAATCTTACTAACTTAATATTATCCTCTTCTAGAATACTTGCTTTTGTATATTCTTGTAATTGTCTATTTGATTGTTCAATAAACTTTTTTAGTTGAGATATGCTTGCATTTGCTTTTGCAATATCAACTTCTTTAGTTCTCATAGTTGTGCCAACAAGATTTAGTTCAGTTAATCTTTTTTCTTTTTCATTTAATTGTTGTTCTAATTTAGTTATGCCATCTTTTAATTCTAAGATACGATTTGTCTTTTCTTTAATTTTTGTTTCTTTTAATTCTTGTTCTATTGTTTGTGTGCAGGTTGGGCACTCATCATTATCTTCAAAAAACTTTTTCTGTCTTTCATTCTCATCAACTCTATTTGATAACTTTGCTTCCATTTTATTAAACTCTTTTACAGATTTTAAGATAACTTCTTTATCCTTTAATGCATCTTCTAGAGGTTTAATATCTTCCTGTAATTTTAAAATATCTTTATTTTGTTGGTCTATAAGTTTTTTACTTTCAATTAATTCTTCTTGTTTTTCTTCTATAATAACTTTTTTATTTTTCTTAATGTCTTCAATATACTTTTGTTGTAAATTTATTTTATCTTTTGTTAATGAAAACTCATACTCAATACTTTTAAGCTCTTCAGATACTTCTTTGACTTGATGTTTTAATAAAAAATTCATCAATGAAAATATTTTAATATCTAGAATTTCTTCAACCACTTCTCGTCTATCTCTTGTTTTTAATTGCATAAAAGGAATAAAAGTAGATGAGCCTAAAATTACCACCTGGGTAAATGAACGATAATTTAACTTTAATATTTGTTGTTCTAGTATTTTTTGATAATCATTATTGTTAGCATTTTGATTCATCATGCGACCATTACAATATATTTCAAATACATTAGGTTTGATACCACGAATGATTTTAAATTTATTTCTTTGAACATGAAATTCTAGTTCTACAACTGTGCCACCTAAATTAATTGAATTAATTAATTGTGATTTACTGATAGGTCTAAATGGTTTATTAAACAGAACAAAACACAATGCATCAAGCACAGTTGATTTACCTGAACCATTTTCACCTACAATTAATGTCGATGGATTTCTATCTAGTTCAACTTCTAGAAAATAGTTACCAGTAGATAGAAAATTCTTCCATCTAACCTTCTTGAATATTATCAATCTTTATTTCACTTTCTGTTTCAATAACAACTCTTGCACCACAAGGTAGAATTGGTTTATCATTACCACCATAATACATCTTAGATGGCCCAAGTATTTCTACGCCGTGACAATAGGTATTTTTTCTACCCTCTTTGATTGTGATAACAGGTTCGTTTGTGCCGTGTTTTTTATTAGCACGAATCTTATGTTGATTTACATGAATATATTTTTTTGTCATAGTGACTTTGCCAATCCCATGCACAAACACAAGAACATTTTATTCGCAGGTGCATGAATACGAATACCTGAGTTTGCTGGCATGATTACAAAAACACCCTCGTTCAATGGTAATTTAAATATTCCTTTTTCATCTGTTTGAATATCTAAATCTATACAATCTGGCGAGGCACACGGAACATATAACATTCTATGTTCAGATGATACATCAGTTGCTTTATTAAAATCTGCCTGAATAACAGTAAACTTACCAAACCCAATTTGTTCTAATAAATCTGTTATATCATTATATAGTTCTTGCATTGCTGGGTGTTTAGTAACATCAGCAGTTCTGTTTTCTTTAGAAAGCGTTTGTTTTGCAACATCTAAAAAATCCTCATGCCAAGACATTGCTTGGGAATGTAAAGAAACTCTTTTACCTCTTATCTCTCCTTTATTCTCCCCAATAAAGATAGAACCTTTTGGGTGCATATCTTTTATTTCTCGAAGTTTAATCATTTTAATATTTGACTATATTTAAATATCTCTGGGTAATCTTTTAAATACTGAAGAATGTTTTGTGGTGAACTATGCACATATGGGTCTTCTTCATGATTATCACATTTACCATCTTCTTCAAACATTTTAATAATCATACCATTGTCAACAATAGCTGCATATCTCCAAGACCTACTTCCAAAACAAAGATTTTCTTTTTCTACTAACATGCCCATGGAAGATGTGAACTCAGCATTACCATCAGGAATAACTTTTACTTTTCCTATGTCTTGTGCTTTTGCCCAGGCATTCATTACAAATGAATCATTTACAGACATACAATAAATTTCATCAATACCTAATGATTTAAATTCATCATACAATTTATTAAAATCTGGTAATTGATAAGTTGAACAGGTCGGTGTAAATGCACCAGGTAAAGAAAATAAAATTACTTTTTTACCTGCGAAATAATCGGCAGTTGTTTTATCAACCCATTTAAAAGGATTATCTCCTTCTATACTATCATCTCTTTCTCTTACTTTAAATGTCACTTGTGGAACAGATTGCATATTATATCTCCATATTACTAGCTTCAATATATAGACTCTTCAACATACCTTTGAGTCTATTTCTGTTAAGGTTTTGAACATCTAAATCATCAACATAATTTTCTAGAATGCTCATTGTGTCTTGAGTATTTTCTGTAATCGCATCTGAAATATTTTCTGCTTTTAATTCAGAAAAGTCCTCAATTACTTTGATATCATGTGCTTTTGATTCTGTTAATAATCTATCGACATATCTATCAAAGTTATATAAATCTTTTTTATTTACAATGATTAATTTAACATATTTGTTCTGAGAAGTCAATACCGATTCTTTACTAAAATCTTTAACACTATCATCATAATATATTTTTTGAAATATCTTTCTAGGGTTTATAATTCTTTCTGTTTCTAAAGTTTCAGTATCAAAAATATGAAACCCCTTTGGACATCTATCGTCATTCCAAAATATTTGATAAGGTGTGCCTAAATAAAAAATATGACCATCATCTGATTTTTTGTGAAAGTGACCAGTATAAACTGTATCAAACTTTTGAAATTTATCTTTTTCCCAACCAACCTCACTATGTTGACCATGATGCATCTCAAAGCCTCTAATTTCTAAATGACCCATTGCAATAATAGATTTTGTTTTTTCAATCTCATCAAATGTATGTTGTGCATTTGTATTATTAATCCAAGGTATAAAAAAGATAGGCAACCCATCAAATTCAACTGTTTGACATTCTGAATATATTGTTATATTTTTATATCGTTCACCGATTAACTCATCTAGAGAATTAACATCATTTGTGTTTTTATAAAAGGTATCATGATTACCAACCATCATATGTAAATCAATATTTAAATCTACAAATGGTTGTATAAATTTCTTTCTAAAGTCTTGTGCAATTTTATATGATACAAACTTTCTTCTATCCATAACATCGCCAAGATGAATACAAGTTTTTATATTGTGTTCTTTTAGATATGGAAAAAATTGATTATCGTAGAAGTCATAAAAATAATCATTAAAGTGACAATGGTCATTTCTTGCACCGAAATGAGTGTCCGTAATTAAAGCAATCTTCAAATTATTCAGACCTCTCTACAAATCCACCCTCATAAAGCATCTCTCTATTTTGTAAATGTTGTCTTACAATTTCATTTTTACTTTGACCCATATAGGCAACACCGATATTATTATTCACAATCATATCACTTAAACTTTTTTGTGCATCTGACTCGCCATCATAGACAAGAAATTCACCAAGTATTCTGCCATACTTACCAACGCCATCTTTATGTGTTTTTAAAGTCTGACTGGTGCCAACAGGCAGATATTCTTCTACATACTTTTTTGCAAAGAGACCAAATTTTTTTTCTTCTAAATCTCTCGTTCTTGATTCTGGTGTATCTATACCATAAAGTCTAACTCTTTCTTTATGCATCCAAACACCGAACCCTAAATCAATGTCAACATCTACTGTATCTCCATCAACGACTCTTACTATTTTACATTTATATTCATACATTATCAATATACTCCTTCAATTCAGTATAACCACCGATATGTTTATCTTTATGCCATATTTGTGGCACAGTTGAAAATCCTAAAGACTTTATATATTCTTTAGCTTCTGGTTCATTATTAATATCAATTTCTTCATATTGATAATTTTCTTTAGTTAATAATTCTTTGGCCATATAACAATAACCACAACTTGGTTGAGTATATATTTTATACATCTTACTTTCTTTTATTTCTTCTGGATACCACCCACACATATTATTCTTTCATAAAGTTTTCTAAGTTCTTTTTAGTTTCAGTTTTTTTACTTTTTGTTTTATACACATCACCATCGGCAGGTAACATATTCTTTGTTAAATAATCCATATATGTATTTCCATAATTTGTTTGGTCTAAAGGGTTCTGGTCAAAAGTAGGCACCATTGCCTTTTCAATCATTTTATGTTTTACATGAGATTGTTTCTTCTCTTTCTGTATTCTACGAATAAATGCATAATAGATTATTTGTGTAAAATAAGAAAAAGGATTATTTGATTTTTCTGGATTAAAGTTATTTACATATCGCAAACAATTTTCAATACCATCACCAATCATTTCTTCTCTAAAAGTATAATTAATAAAATTAGGTCGATAAGATAAATGTTGTGCTATTTTTAAAAAACAGTCACCAATATAATCTGTAATTGGTGGTTGTTCTTCTCCTGCACTTTCAGATTCTTTTACAACTTCTTTCCATTCAGAAATAGCTTTGAGAAACTCTTGATTATTTACATAGTGTTTTGCCTTACTGGCCATCTTAAACTCCTGTTTAATTTATGATATCATATTTTTAATAAAGGTCAAGTCAATAATTAAATTTATTTTGGGCATTGACAGACTAATAATTGATTGTTATAATATTTCTTGTAAGAAACAGAATACTATTAATGTTTTGTTTTAGAATCATAATAAACATTAGCAAACTCATCTAATATTTCTTCATCTTCTTCTTGTTGTGGGGAATCTTCTGTTTTAGCCTCAACTTTATATTCTCTCACTTCTTTTTCTAAATCTACGGTTCTGGCAATATCATCACCAGCAGCTTTATATTTTCTTAAAACATATTCATAATATTTAGCAAGACCGACACTTGCACCATAATGTACAACTACTTGTTGTCTATCAATCATAAAGACTTTATCGTCAGTAAAAGAAGTCCACTTTCTTAAAGCAAGATTTTCTTCCACACTACCATTCTTATCAGCAACTGTAACTGTAACAAGTTTAAAAGGTTGCGATATTTTAAAACGATTGCCCTCGGTATGTTTTAGTTCACATATGACTTCATCACCATTTGTAAATTTCATAACTCTATATGGACTAATTTTTTCTAAACCTATATTCACGATATTACTCATTCCATTTCCTTAGATTGTCATCTTTTGGCACCCATGTTCTAGGTGGTCTGTCAAATTTTGATTCATCTAATTTTTGCCAAAAGTACTTGAATAATTCTTCTTCAGAATAATCTATAAACACAGCTTCTTTATACAATCGTGACACATGCTTTTGTATCAATTCTCTATTATATTGTATTAGTCTTTGCTGGTCCCAAAACTCTTTTAAATCTTCATAACTTTCTTCTGATATTGTCATAATTTAATCCTATGTATTTGATAGTCAAATTCTTCTTCGTTGTATATATTTATTCGTTCTATAAAGTGTCTTAATGTAAAGTTAGGTTTACTTTTATAAGTCAGGTCATCAGCAATGTCATAAAGTTTACATTGAGTTTTATTATCACCAAGTCTTAACCCACGGCCAATAGATTGTAAGACCCTTATTTTACTTTTCGATGGCGAACTGAATATAATATTATGTAGATTCTTAATATTGATACCTGTTGAGAATGTGCCATAAGAAGCTACAATGATTGCATTTTTTTGTGTTTCTGTAATAGAACGAATGTCTTCTCTTTCTTTAGCACTCACACCACCGAATACAAAAAATACTTTTCTATCTTTTAATTCGTTTTGTATGAGATTAAATAAGGGCAGACCATGTTTTTCTACAAATTGAAATAGTATTAGAGTATTGCCGTTTATAGTAGAAACTAAGTTCTTTGTGAAATTTAACCGTCTATCATGTGTCACAATAAAATCCAACTCGTCAGCATACTTTAAATCTTTATTTAAACGACATTCCTCGTCAGAATATGATAATACTAAACTATCTATCTTTAAATTAGATAAAGTCTTCTTATCAATTAATTCTTTTGTAGAAACTATTTTATTAGCAGTTCCAAACAAACCCTCTAATACAAGTTTATGTGTCTGTGTATCATCTAATGTACCAGTCAAACCAAAACGATATTTACAATTAATCATTTTGGTCATGATACTTGTTAAAGATTTTGATTTAAATAAATGAGCTTCGTCACCAATAACACAACCGAACTGCTCAAAATATTTTTTCGGCATTTTATAAATAGATTGCCATGTTGATACGACAACATCTTTTGAAATTATCTTATCGTGACCTTGATATATTTTTTGAATAAAATTATCTGACCAACCATAACTAATAAAGTCAGAATACATTTGTTCGACTAAACTTGTTGTTGGTACAAGAATTAAAGTTTTGTTATTTTGTGAATGATAGTATCGTGTTAGAATATAAATGACTAACGATTTACCAGATGCAGTAGGAGAAATAAGAAGACCACGACATTTTCTGGCACAATAAAGAACACTAGAAATCTGATAATCACGAGTCTTGTGTGGTAAGTTAAGTTGTTGTATAAAGCTGTTAATTTGTTCTTCATCTATGTTTTCGTGTCTGTTGTCATAGAGTAATTCATATTGTATGTCATTACGCTTACAGAACTCTCTGATGTATGGTAATAATCCCAGGTAGATTTGTCCTGTAGCAACTGAATATAATCGTATTTTTCCATCCCATATTTTATTTCTATAAGCGGGCATGAATTTTGCACCAGGGACTTCAAAGGTAAAGTACTCTGAAAGTTCCCTTGCAATATGTGGTTCGGTTTCAATTTGTAGGTATACTTCATTTTTTTTATCTATTTTCATATGGGACATCATCTT